GCACAAGAACCACAAAACTTATCGAAAAAAAGCTATAGAATTTGAAAAGAAGGAATATCGGCAAGAGCGAAGGCAAGATATTCAATTCCAAAGAGATTTACGAGAATTCGAAAAGTACTACTTATCAAAACAGCAGAGCCGTTTATGTTCTGTTTCTCAAACCGTAAACTAACCTTATCCTCTCTGGCATAGACTGGTAAGATTGCATAGAGTTTTGTCGTGTTAAGGAGCATATCGCTCCCCCTAAAAGGGAACCCCCAGCGGCACTACCATTGGAGGAAGGACAGCACATATCATAGATATGGAACGTTAAATATGTGTTAAAATAGGAAGAATATTTGCGTATATGAATATTTGTACATATATTTGCAGCATAACAACAATAAAACAATATATTATGAAAACAGAATTATTAAATGCCTATCAAATTGCGCAGGAAATTGCAGATATCGCAAAAGGTGAAACAAAGAAAAGCCTCGCAATAGAAATTGTTAAATTAACAATGTCTCTACAAAACAAAGTGCCTGTATATGTACTATTCGACAAAAAGGAAAGACTTATTTATACAACTATGAATGAATGTTCTGCACAAGATAATTTAAACAACGGATATAAGTTAATTATGGAAATAAAGAAGTCAAAAGAGTTAAATAAATATAAAGTAATATACGTATGAATAGATATTATAAAATAGAAACCCTATTTTTAATCGACAATCCGATTCAAGGGAGACTGGGAATGGTAAAAGATGTCCGAACGGTTAAAAAGATCATATACCAAAAGGGAATAAGGAATCAGACCTATGAGATAACTGAAACAGACCCAATGACAGGAACTATACTCAACCAATGGTTGTTTAAATATATGGAGAGTGGAATTATTTTTACAAAATCAACTTATTCAAAAAGAAAGGAGGATGCAGAAAAAGCAAAAAGAGAACAATTAAACTTATTCGAATAACATTAACAAAAACATTATGAAAAAGGGGTGGAAGATAGTGATGCTTATCTTAAAAACAATCGTACAAACCGTCGAATCAATATTCGGCAAAAAAAATGAACCAATTAATTAATTTAAAACAAAAACATTATGGATTACAGAAGTATTTTTGTGGTAAGACCACTTGATGCAGAAGAGAAAGAATATGTGATTACAATCGGTAATCACTTGGCGACTGAAAAAAGATTCAAAACAAAAGCCGATGCAAGAAGATGCATCGACGAAAAAAACTGGGACTTGATTGCAAGCTTAATCTTTGCGTGTCACGAAATGATTGAAACTGAAAAAGCAGAGCAAGCGAAACAAGAAGAGAATAAGGAAGCAGAAAATTCAACAAACGATAACAAGGAGAAATAATTATGGCAGTCGTAAGAGCAATCGGAAAGAACACTTTAGGTGACAACGATAAGATGAAAGTGGCAATGAGAGAATATGAGATGTCAACTCATGATCTGTCATTCGTATTCAGAAACACACAAGCGCCGGGGGTACTCGTACCTTTTATGAAATTGCCGGCACAAAAAGGGGATATCTGGGATATCCAATTATTTAACAAAACGCTGACACATCCAACAATCGGACCACTGTTTGGAAGTTACAAGTTACAGCACTTTATCTTCTCATGCCCGATAAGACTGTATAACAGTTGGTTACACAACAACCGAAACGGCATCGGTATGAAAATGAGTCAGATCAAAATGCCGAAAATTCAAGTACCGAACAGTAATGCACAAAGTTTCAAGAATCCGGCAAATCCAAGCTCGTTGCTGGCTTATATGGGATTCAGAGGAGCAAAGACTGCATCAGCACCAGCAGGAAGCTGGAACAGGGTAAATGCTCTACCAATACTGATGTATTATGATATCTTCAAGAATTATTTTGCAAATAAACAAGAAGAAAACGCATACTACATCGGAGGATTGACAAAAGTAGCGGAGAGTATTTCAATCATACAAAGCGACGGAGAAACATCTACATATAATTTAGATGGAATCACTTGGATTACAACAGATAATGTATTTACACAAACTACAAGTCTAAGGGTTAACGGGTTAAACAACCAAGTCACACCTGAGCAATTCTGGGCGAACTTAGAACTTAATCTACAAACAGTCAATAATCCCGCAGGAAGAGGTTCAAGAATGGCAAACACTCAAACATCAGATGCGAGTAAAACAACTATAGTCTTAGACAAAGCAGAAACAGGAACATTCAAGAAAATCGAAGGAATAAGAGAATCCAAAGAATGGGATTTCGAAGGTGTGCAACTATTACCGTTTGCACTGGAGAGTATCGACTTAATGCGTGATAAAATTCTGCAAACACCGGGTAACAACACACTACTGATTACAGAAAAAGACGTACTACCATACGGAGCACTGAAAACAACATTCGCAACAAATTTACCACAATATGGGCTTTGCGTAAAAACGTATGACAGCGATATTTTCAACAACTGGGTAAACACGGACTGGATCGATGGCGAAGGCGGTATTTCAGAAATCACGGCAGTAAGTACAGCAGGAAACGAATTAAACCTTGATTCACTGAATCTGGCACAAAAGGTTTACAATATGCTGAACAGAATCGCAGTATCAGGAGGTACTTACAGAGACTGGTTGGAAACTGTATATACAGCAGGAAACTATCTGGAGAGACCGGAAACACCTGTATTCGAAGGAGGTATGACACAATGGATCGAATTTGATGAAGTAGTATCCTCGGCAGCCACAATCGACGAACCTCTGGGAACACTAGCAGGTAGAGGTAGAAATACCAAACAAAAAGGTAGTGGAAAACTACACATTCGTATCCATGAACCAAGTTATATTATCGGTATCTGTGCAATTACACCAATGGTTGACTACAGCCAAGGTAACGAATGGGATATGATAGATATCGACACAATGGACGATTGGCACAAGCCAGCACTGGACGGTATCGGATATCAGGATAGTCTGTGTGTGAACCGAGCATGGTGGGCAATGGACGCTCTGTCGAATAATACGTATACATCACCGTCTCCGGGTAAAACGGTAGCATGGATCAACTACATGACAAACTACAACAAGAGTTTCGGTGAGTTTGCGGCAGGCGAAAGCGAGGAATTCATGGTTCTGAACAGAAATTATGAAGAAAACTCAACAGGAACAAATATTCAAGACTTGACAACTTACATTGACCCAAGTAAGCATAATAACATCTTTGCGGACAGAAAACTCACAGCAATGAACTTCTGGTTACAAACAGCATGTGACATCAAAGTGAGAAGAAATATCTCAGCAAAACAAATTCCAAACTTATAAAAATTATTACAATGAAAACAGCAAGAATACCAAGAAGAGGAATCTTCCAAGAATTAAACAAATGTATCGAAGGTGAAAGCATCGAAGTGAAGATAAAAAGGATTGTAGATGAAAAAGAACCAATTACCGACGGTGCACCAATTATCTTTACAGATGCGAAAGACGGGGTAAGGCCTGAATTCAATCCTCGTACAGATAGGTGGGAAATAGCAATAGACGCGATGGATAAAGTAAGCAACTATCAACTGTCGAAATATACTCAATCGCTGGAAACTCCAAAGAAAGAGGAAAAACAAGCGGACTACAAAGAAACAGGTGAAACACCAAAAGCACCAGAGAACAATTAATGGGAACCGGAGACACTTAAAAAGAAACGTCAATGGGAACCGTTACATGCGAAAAAACGGAGAGGATGTAAAAATCCTTTCCGGTTTTTTTGGCCAAAAAACCAAAATACGCATGTAGCCTATATTATCAAGTATATAATAAGGTACTCTTTCTTCAAAGAAAGAGCGAAAGAATTCAAAATTTATTATCATGGGATTAGGAGTTAATTTAAACGAAGGTCTGAGCGGTGCAGCAACAGGCACAGCAATCGGATCAGCAATACCGGGAGTAGGAACAGCTATCGGAGCAATAGGCGGAGGAATCATGGGATTATTCGGAGGTAAAGGAAGCAGCCGGAAAGACCAAGAGAAACTCATGGACAGAGCTTGGGAATATGAAAAGGAAGGTATGGGGTTACAATACCAATATGGACAACAAGCAGCCGATGAAGAACAACGCCGGAACTTAGAAATGTGGAACGATACCAACTATGAAGCTCAACGAAAACATCTGGAAGCAGCCGGGCTTAATCCGGGACTAATGTACGGGAACGGAGGAGCACAAGGTGCAAGTACAGCAGGCGGGAAAGGAATGATGCCATCAGCACCAACAACGAATCCTGTAGCAATGGGTTTACAATTGAAGGGAATAGAGCTCCAAAATAAGGCGATCGAATCGCAAAACATACTGAACACTGCCAATGCAGCAAAAAGTATCGCAGAAGCGAAAAAAATAGGCGGAGTAGACACACAAAAGGCAGAGATGGAAATCCAATGGCAAGAAATTGAAAACCGAATACAAGCAAGTAGAGAAGCCATCGAAGCAAACAACATCAACAAGTCGAAAGCAGAAGCAGACGAAGCTGTCGAAAACTGGAAAATAGCAGTAAAGAACAGAGAGTATGCCGATGCGACATACGAACAAAGAGTACAGAAACTCACAGAAGAAATCGCGTTGATTCAAAAAGAAGGAGCACTTAAAAACAGTATGATAGACCTAAACTACACTCAAGCAAGAAAAATCCAAAAAGAAATCGATAATTTCTACTACGAAGTAATCACAAGAAGAATGACAGCAGAAGCCGCAAAAGAACAAGCGGTAAACATGTTACAAAAAATAAAGAACGATTACGAATTAGGAAAAGGACACTTAAGTAATGAAGACGAAAAAAACCTCAGAGAATGGATATATGGAGGAATCGACCAAATTACAGATATTGTAGGAGTAATAGGAAAATTAAAAAATGCGAAAAATGTAATTGTCAAACTGACGAAAATATTCAATAATAAGCAATAACAATATGTGCTTATATACAAAAAAAATACTGAATAAGAGGTTTGTACCTACTCGAAAGAATGGGTACAATCCCCCTATTTGTCATGATGAAAGGTTGAGATACATAGACATAGAATGCGGACATTGCTACGAATGTAAAAGAAAGAAAGCAAGGAACTGGAGAATAAGAATGGCTGAACAACTCAGGGAAACACCTACAGCAGTATTCTTTACCGGGACATTTACGGATCAAAGGATAGAAAAAATCAGCCGAAAGTATGGCATAGACAAAGAGAACGCCAACGAAATAGCTACCAAGGAAACAAGACTGTTTTTGGAAAGAATCCGAAGAGTATTAGGAAAGAGTGTAAAACATTGGATAGTTACTGAAAAAGGGCATACCAACACAAGAAGAATACATATTCATGGAATATTCTTCGCACAAGACGGAATGTCACAACAGAGCTTAATATGGCTACTCAAGAACAACTGGATAGCCGGGTATAGCTATAATGGAAAATATGTAAATGAAAGGACAATCAATTACGTATCAAAGTACCTGACAAAGACAGATTTAGATAATGTAGATTTCGAAGGAAAAGTACTGGCTTCACCGGGACTTGGAAGGAATTTCGTAAAAAGTTGGAATGGAAGACAGATTAAATATATTCCAAAAACAGAAATTCAAAGAACAACCGAAACCTATACATTTCGAAACGGAGCAAAAGCACCGCTGCCAAAGTATTACAAAGAAAAACTATTCACAGAAGACGAAAGAGAAAGACTATGGATAGAAAAGCAGGAAGAAGGTTACCGTTTTGTGATGGGTGAAAAGATATTAGTAAAGACAGAAGAAGAAGAGGAAGCATTCAATCAACTGGTGATGTATTACAGAGATCGAAACGTAAGCGTACATAAGGACAATGAACACCAGTGGGAAATTAATAAATGGGAAAACAAACACAAGAACCACAAAACTTATCGAAAAAAAGCTATAGAATTTGAAAAGAAGGAATATCGGCAAGAGCGAAGGCAAGA